CTAAAGCGTCTACTGCTGACGTTCCTGTTAATCTTGTGATGTAATTTTTAAAATTCTGTGCCATAATTTCCTTATACTAGAGTGCGATCGACATTGCAATCACAAATCCGTTAGTTGCTCCTCCCGATCCCGTCGAAGCTGATGTTAATCTTCCTTTTGCATCAACTGTTATATCTGCAGTAGTATACGACCCTGCTGATACTGCTGTATTAGCCAGTGTTACTGCTCCGCCTGTAGCAATAGTTGCGTCCCCTGACATAGCATCTTCTTGATAAGATGTACCATCTCCTATTAAAATTTTTCCTGCTGTAACATCCGGCATTTTTAATAATGCCCCAATAGTTAAATCTGCTGGTAAAGTTACGTTACTGCTTCCATCTTCATAAACGGATTTAGCAGCCGGCAATGTACAAAATACATTTAAAGTACCACCAGCAAAAGTCACTGCTGATCCTGAATTAGAACTTGTTAAAATAGTGTCTCTAGAAAGTGTATCGGGCGTTGCATCAGTTACAGTACCAACTCCAACTTCCCAATTAGCTGTTCCTTCTTCATGAATTGCATAATAAGTTGTATTCCCAGTTGCAATTCCTGCAACAAAAGTTTGCCAACCGGTTACTGCTCCTGCTAAGTTTAAAGTTCCAGTTCCTGAAGTAGTACTGGTTTCTCTAACTCTGTCGTTTAAAACTAAAGCCATTTTTTATTCTCCTATTATGCCATGCTTAAAATAGCATCACCTGGTGATGTTGGACTAGGGAAAGTAATTTTAAATGTACCATTAGTACAAGTTTTATCTCCACTAAAATCTAACACAACAACTAATCTATCAGCTGCACCATCTACGGAAGTACTATTATAAATTACTCCGTAAGCTGCAGTAAAAGTAGCTGTTGTCCATTCTGTATCTGCAAAATCAACGGATGCAACTGCAGTTCCACTTGCTACTGCTTGCGAAGTTAAAGTATTTCCTCCTGTAGAATATCCAGTTCCAGACGTACCTACTTGATTCGCAGTTCCTGAAGTGTAAACTGTTGAAGAAGTAGAGTAAGGTGCACCAGATCCAGCTGTGTATAAAGCTAATTTAAAAGTGTTTCCAGACGTTGCAAAATCATGCTGCGCTGAAAATAAAGCACCTCTAAAACTAAACGGTATTACATTTGCCATATTTTTATCTCCTTAATAATCTGATGGACTTGGTGATTTAAGAGGTGTACGAATAACTCCATCTTGGTATTCGTCCCTACGTCTTCGACCTTGTTGTTCGATCGCATACGTTTGTAATGCATCATTAAACTGCGATTGATAGTATTGTACCATATCTGCAGGTCCTTTCAAGTACCCATATGCATTTATCAGACATCCATACAAAAGTAAATCCTGATATTTATTTGACAGATAAGTCCCATTCGTAGCCGCTGGAGCAGCTGTTGGATTGGTAGTATCTGTTATACTATAGGGTTGTTTAATATAAGCCATAGTAATTTCATAAGCAGCATCGGGTGTAGGAGCTACTACCCAATATTCAGAATCCCAATTAGCATAATATTTAGGAATTCCTGATTGTACCGAAGGTCTATCATAATAACTTGCCATATACGAAGTATCTTTTTTCTCTAAAAAACTCTGAACATTTGGTGTAACAGTAGTGTCCAATAATTGAACATATCTAATAATTCTTAAATCGTCTGGAATAGTTACATATCTATTTCCAATCACTAAGTTTGAAGTAGCATAAAATCTATTATCATCATTATCTGCTGATCTATATATTTTATTTTCAGAGTTTATAATAAGTGGTTTTAGAATAGCACTGCTTAAAACCGTGCTACTAACTTCTGTGAAGTTTCTAATATCATCTTCTAAATTTGCTAAGGTATAAGTTTGATGTGACATAATTATCTCGGATACTGATTAGTTTGATTTGGTGGTCCACCAAAAACAAATGCTCCGCCTCCTGTTGTTGTCGAACTTGCTGCATTAACTAAACTTAAAGTAAAATAATTACTTACAGTTCTAGTTGATGGTTCTCCCGGATAAGGAACAGTTTCAGTAACTCTTGTTATTATATACGATCCATAAACTTTGTCACCAGAAGAATGAGCTGCCGCTGTTGTAGAAGAAGGCGTGCTTCCTCTAGTTGGAGAAGCTGTTCCTCTTGTACATCCTGTTAAATCATTTCCTGCTTTACCCGTGTATTGAATAGTTTCACTATTATATAAACCAGTAGTCGAATTTATTGATTGAATTACAAAGTATCCTGAAGTTGGAAAATAAGTTGCATCTGTCAAAGTAATGGTAGTAGCACTATCAGTGACAGCTCCATTTAAAGTAGTATCTAATTCTAAAGCTGTAATTGGAACACCGCCCACGGCTTCTTTAACTTGGGTAAATCTAACTGCATCTCCAGTTTGTCTTTTATTGTTTTGTTGATAAACTCTTAAAGTTGTAGTTCCGTCTGTAACAAATGGAACATTGTCTAAAGGACTTGCAGTAGGAACAGAAGGACTTCTAGGTCTTGCATGTGGTAAAGCCTGTGCATCTGCACCATGAGGTCGTGGATCTACTTGAGGCTGTTTAGGTTCATATTCTGAAACATGAACTCTTGCGCCTGTCCATTCCTTAACCATTTCTGTATATGGAAAAGCCATACCAGATCTATCTGAAATAAATTGTGCATATTTACCTCTAGCAAATTTTCCCATTATAGCCCCGGATAATAAGTTTTAGGTGTTATATATGTACTTGAAGGTGAACCATCTTCTTGTAAAGCTCTTTGTAATTCATCTTCATAAAATAATTTTAATTGTTGTACTCTATCTAGTGCCCATTTTTGTGCAAGATAAAAAGATAGACCTGCAATCATTGCAGGTACAAATCTATAAGGTATATCTCCAACATTAGTATAAGCTCCAGCATCTTTAACTCTACTAACATAATATAAATTAATATAATTAGATGCTGCTGTTGAATCAGGTGTTGGATAAATAGTAAGAGTAGTTCTGTCTATAAATCTTTGAACCCAATACTGTGAAGGAGTTCCTTTAGTAGCTTTATTTGAAAAATATGCATAAATAGAACGATCTATTTTTGTTAAGGGTAAATCAGATTGATCTGTAGAAGCAGTTGGTGTTGAGTAGTCTGTTCTATAACTTGCTTCAGTTATGTCGGAAAAACCATAAAGACCATTAGTTGGAGAAGTAGTAGCACTTGTACCATCGTCAGATGATCTATAAAAAATATACTCCGCTTGTCCTTCGACAAGGTCTAAGTTAGTATTACCAACTTCCCAATAATGAATTCCTCTATTACCCCATTCTTGAAAAAGAATGTTTAAAGATCTTCTAGCTGCTTTTAATTGATAACCAGATACACTTTGTACTCCACATCTTTCGTAAGCATCTTCGATTACTTCATCAATAGAAAAGGTAGATTCAAAAGTTGCTGTAGTAGCAATTGCCATCTATCCTCCTATCCGTAGAATACTGTAACTTTATCTACTCCGCCTGTAAGTTTAGCATAAGCACCATTAGGACAATATATTCCACTACCTGGAATATCTATTTGATAAACTACCGGTTCCCCTGCTGTTCCTGATCCTATAGGTACGTCGAATGTACCGAGAACAGTTGCAGTCAGACTACCATCTCTAATTTCAATAGTACCTAAAGCTGCCTCACTACAGTAATAAATTCCTAAAACCCTAGCGGGGCCTGCGAATACATCGCCGGAAGTTGTAAGATGTGTTGTTTTTACATCTACATTATACACACTCATAATTTTATCTCCTTAAAAAGTGCTCCCGAAGGAGCACTTTAATTAATTATTAACCGACGTTAACGTTTTGAATATAAGTAACCGTTATCCAACCTTCACCTGCTCCCAGGTTATCGTAGGTTAAAAGTAATCTTCTATCCGTTGCACCAACGTCTGCCCATGCATCTACGTTTGCTTTAACAGCTCCAGCTGTAATTTTAATGATACCTAAAGTACCACCAGCTATTGCACCAGCTGCTGTAAATGCAGTTGCATCACCCACATAACCTAAGCCAGCTGTAGTTCCACTTCCACTCCATACAACACTTACATATAAGTCTGCAGAAACCAATTGGCTATTTGCAGGAATTATAATGTCTGTTGTAGTAGTAGCAGCAGCTTGAGTGATCTTTTCTGTTTGTGACATTAGCACATGACCTGTGTTTTTCATATTCGAACCAACAGTAGTACCAGTAGTATATTTAATACCTCCGGCTAATATTGGACCCGAAAAAGTTGTGTTTGCCATAATATTCCTCCTAGAATATCTGAATACTGTCCTCTAGGGATGTCGACTATACGCGTCAGTATCCATTATTTATTTAATTAATGTATAGTAAGTTATTTATATATGAAATTTAAATAGAGTGCAAGAGATCCTGCAATAAAAGTACGATTTCAGCGATGTAGCGTTTATTTAAGTAGCCACAGAAACTTCGGGGGCAGCATTATTGATTGCATTTTCTCTGTCTGCAATCTTAGATTCTTCGAGTTTGATCTCATTAATAACTTCTCTAATTGCGTTATCAATCCTGACCATATCCAGAGTATATTTACCTTCTTGCTCATACTCCAACTGCCACTTCAACTCCAAGGACCTTTTTTGTTTGTACAGGTCTTGTACCATCCATAACCTCCTCATAGGTTATTCTGTTTATCTTGGGATCCATCATTTCTCCAAGAGACTCCCACTTTATACTCTTATCTCCTAGTTTGTCAACTATTGAATTTTCAATAGATTCAACATTATCCTCAGCTAAAACTTCAAATTTAGCTTGATATTGATATGCATTTATATGTACTAGAAATTTTCTCATCTTCTCACCATTTATGAAATAAATGTGGCGGTTTTAAGGCCGCCACAAATTTAGTTTAATTACGCACCTTCAACGCCGAAGATACCTCTAGGGTCTGATACGCCAAAAACGTATCTTTCTCTAGCTTTGTATCTAACGTTGCCAGTATCGAAATCAC